ACTGGAACAAACCGATTCGCATAACAACTAGCGAGAATTCATCCGCTTCCGGGGCCAAAACATCTAGCACCGGTAAAAGATTTAATTCCGCCGCGATGTCCCGATGCACTTCACCGACCAGCGACGTTTTACCGACGCCTGGACCGGACAAAAGCATGGGTACGCGACCCGCCGTTAATACAGCGGCTACCACTTTCTTTGCGTTTTCATAGTTCATTTTTCGTTCCCTAGTTTTGGTTTAAGTTTCTTGTCGCAAACTGCGCGACTGGTTAGCTCGACAACGGGGTATTGCTACCCCGCGCCCGTTGGTTATTGATTCGCTAGCAAATAAATATCACTAACAATTAGCGCCAGTTGTGATCCGATTACGATCATTGCGAACACGGCGAGCGCCATACCTACTGCGTATATGCGTTCGCGGTTCACGCTGCTAGATGCTGCGGGAACGATTTAACCGGCTCGCGGTTGCCGTCGCCGTCAATCACGTACTGCGTGAAGTCTCGCGTTGCTACGCGCTTGTCGCTACGTGTTAGCTCTAGCAGCGCGTTGAGTCGGCTTTGCGTGGTGCGGGTATCCCATCCGGCGTTCCCGAAATAGATATCGCCGCAAGCGTGATACCGAATCGCTATCAGATTGTCGTGTAGCCATAGGCTCAGGCCGTCCGTCGCCGTGTTACTGACACGGGCAGACTCGCCGCGAACAAAGGCACCGATTACGGTTTCTTCAATCTTTCTCATTCTCTTGTCTCCTAATAACAAGTGGTTAGCTTAACGGGGAGCGTTGCCGCTCCCGGTTCCTTATGGCCTGGGTAATCCTTTGAAATCTTCTGACTTGAATTCTTCTAACAAGTCGAGCTTTTCTTGGCGATCTGCTTTAGCCGCTACCAGTTCGACTGTCTTGTACTTCTCGGCGTAGGGCCGGGGATCTTTTAGCCTAGCTTCTAGCAAGTCGATCTGTTGCTGGTCGAGTTGTTGGCGTAGTGCTACTGATTGTCGATCAACGCGAATCGTTCTAGCTAGATAGATCGCAACGTCATTACGACTACCAGTAACGTACCGCGTACCGCCGTCATCCTTCGATTTGACCTGGTATTTACTACCGACACGCGATCCGAACCACTGCTCCTCTATAACAAGTCGCAGTGCATCCGCAATTATTTGCAGGTGATCCATTGGTTTCTCCTAACAAGTTGATGGTTAGTCTGGGTATTGCTACCCGCTCGACTGATGGAACGGTAAACGAAACGAAGGCGGGACCGTGATTGATCCCGCCTCGCCCGTGATCTTATGCCAGTTTGTGTAAGCACCGGTTACCCGCGCTTGTGTTTCGGCCCGTACCAGGGGCCACCCGCTAACATGTAGCGAGCATCCTGCACCGATCCACCGATCATGTGGTGCAGTCATCTTCCTATGTGGGATCGATCAGAACCCACTGGCGACCGTAAAGGTCGCGGAGCTTTTTTCAATTAGGGAGAGAAAATAGTTATAACAAGTCGACTGCTAACCCACGACTTTCGGTATGGGTTACGTCTTGTTAGCGGTCCTTAGGGGTCTCATCTCTTAGTCTCTCTCGCGGTTACTTCTTACTTCTACCGCTCCGACTATTGTCAGATCCCGTACAACCTCCAAGCACCAGTCTCCCGGTACTTGTCCGACCTCACCTAACAGGTCGATGCGCGTCCGTTTAATTTTGAGGGGTCGGCTCTTCCCCCGTCGGCTGAGTCTAAACTCAACCAACAGACGAAGTATGAATGAAAGCAACCGAAACACAATACCCCGAACCACTGCATGCCTAGTGGCCTGTAGGCCAGGGTATACACCATTTGCGGGATAAACCGTTATTACGACCTGTTAGACCACTAACAAATAGCTAGCATTGTGCGGGCATGGGTGCAGGGGCAGAATGGATGGCGACTCGGTGGACTGAGAGAATCGAACCGGTGCAAGTGATCGAAGGCGGGAAGTCTAACAAGTCGTTGACGCCTAAACAGCGCAAGTTCGCCCGCATGGTCGCGAGTGGCGAGAGTTACGCGGCTAGCTATGCGACAGCGTATGCAGCTAACAAGTCGAGCAAGAGCACGATTCAAAGTGAGGGGTCTAGGACCGCGAATCTCCCCCATGTTGCCGCATACATTGAAGAGCTACAGCGGGATAAAGAGCGCCTTGTTAGGACGGACGTTGCCGGACAGAGATCTTGGATACTCGACAGACTGAAGAACGAAGCGACCGGGGATAACCCGACCAGCCGCATCAAAGCACTCGAATTGTTAGGGAAGAGCGTCGGTTTATTCGACACAACTCAGGTACTTGTTAGGGACGCCGAGCGATCACCCGATGAGATCGAGCGCGACTTGCACGACAAGTTAGCGGCCATCGCTGCAGCCGTGAATGATAGCTAATTGTTAGCATTCCTAACAGGTAGAACGCTAACAGGTAGCCCGGTTCTGGAGCCATCTGGCTAACAGGTAGAAGGCAACCCCACACCCCCTCTGGAAAACACGGTGGCCGACCAGTATGTAATCTGTGTTCCACACGTTTGAATCCTTCCAAATTCATTGACCCCATACAATTTTTCACATAAAGTACCTTTGTTCCTTATTTGTTCCGTATATATTCTATGAAACTACATGAATTAGATGGCGATACCATTCTGGAAGAACTGGAGAAGCGGGGAGATGCTTATGTCAAGCATAAAGCTGATGCTGCCACCAGTGAGTTTATGTTGAAACGACGTTATGCAGCGGTATACACGGCAATTCGTAGTACCGATGGTTGTTCTGTTGAAGATGCTAAAAACCGTGCATTAAATGATCGGGATTATCTGGCTGCGTTTCGTGATGATGTACAAATTCAGTTGAAGAAGGATGCTGCCCAGTTAGGATTGGAGAGAGTGAGAACTGCCGTTGAATTGTGGCGTTCCCATCGTGCCGATGTGAGGAAGGTATGACCCCCCGGATGTTGCTGGTTTTAGGTGTCCTGGAAGAATTCTGGGATAGAAACGGGTATGGACCCACTTATCGTGAGCTAGCTGCCCGTAGTGGCATACGTTCTGTCGGGAATATTGCCGAAGTCATTAATCAACTGGAAGAGGCAGGGTATGTTACCAAGCGTAAAAACCGCAATCGCAGTGTTAAATCCAACCGTAAGGTTGACCGGAAAATGTCAAGTGGGGTACATTCCTAAAATCAGGGCGTTTACGCCTAGTAATTTACTAGCTGGCATCGTCCCGGCTAGAGAAATACCAAAGGTTTTTAATTTGGTTTATTACTTAGGCAGCTTAATACCGGTTGGATTATCACCGGCTGGAATATTGCTAGGGCGATTTTGATGAACCTTAGAGAAGCTGCCCAAGGCAAAGATTGTCAGATGCGAATTCCGGGGGTGTGCAATTTTGATAGCACCACCACCGTGCTTGCCCATGTACGTAGGGGCAGTGTTGCTGGGATGGGTCAGAAACCTCCCGATGTCTGTGGAGTCTTGGCTTGCAGTGCTTGTCACGACGCCATCGATAGGCGCAACAACATGGGCGCTTACACACCCGTTGCCATGGACACCATGATTTTGGATGGACTGTGCCGGACCTTAAAGTTATGGACTGACGAGGATCGCCTTTGAACCTGACCTCTGTGCAGGCCAAGATCAATCAATTGCCTTCAGAGCAGCAGCAGGAACTGCTGGATTTATTGGAGGAGTTGGAAGAAGCCAAACAGCGCGAAGCGGCGCAAATGGACTTCCTTCGCTTTGTCAAAACCATGTGGCCCGCATTTATCGAGGGCGAACACCACAAAATCATGGCGAAGGCCTTTGAGCGAGTGGCGGAAGGTGAACTCAAGCGGCTCATCATCAACATGCCGCCACGCCATACCAAGAGTGAATTTGCTTCGTATCTGCTGCCGTCATGGTTTTTGGGTCTGTATCCCGACAAGAAAGTGATTCAGACCGCGCACACTGCCGAACTCTCCGTTGGGTTTGGCCGTCGAGTGCGAAACCTCGTCGATAGCGAGGATTACACTCGGGTTTTTTCCGAGACCAAGTTACAGGCTTACTCGAAAGCAGCCGGACGTTGGAACACCAGTGTGGGTGGCGAGTACTTCGCCATCGGGGTCGGCGGGGCAGTCACCGGTAAAGGTGCCGATCTGCTCATCATTGACGATCCGCATTCCGAGCAGGAAGCGGCTCTAGGTGATCCCGCCGTCTATGACCGGGTACATGAATGGTACACGTCCGGTCCACGACAACGATTACAACCCGGCGGAGCCATCGTCATGGTGATGACCCGCTGGCATCAACGCGACTTAACCGGTCAGGTGATTAAATCATCGGTTCAGCGCGACGGTTCCGATGAGTGGGAGGTCATTGAATTTCCCGCCATTATGCCGTCAGGACGCGCTCTATGGCCGGAATTCTGGTCGTTGCAGGAACTGGAAGCGCTGCGTAACGAACTGCCATCGGCCAAATGGTCGGCCCAGTACCAGCAAGACCCGACCGCCGAAGAAGGCGCGCTGGTCAAACGTGAATGGTGGCAGGTATGGGGAGAGGATTACCCCCCTTCCTGCGAGTTTATTATCCAGTCATGGGATACCGCGTTCTTAAAGAAAGAGACCGCCGACTATTCTGCGTGTACGACGTGGGGCGTTTTCTACAAAGAAGACGAAGACGAGGGCGTGATGGCCCCGAATCTGATTTTGTTGGACGCTTATCAGGAGCGCTTAGAATTTCCTGAACTAAAGAAGCGGGCGTACCGCTTATGGGAGGAATATGAACCCGACGCCTTTGTGGTCGAAGCTAAAGCGGCAGGCGCACCACTCATATTTGAACTTAGGCAGATGGGCATACCAGTCTCTGAGTTCTCGCCTTCCCGTGGAAATGACAAAATCGCCCGAGTCAACGCCGTCGCTGATTTGTTTGCCTCCGGCAATGTCTGGGCACCTGAGACACGCTGGGCAGAAGAGGTCATCGAGCAGTTTGCCGCCTTCCCCAACGCCGAACACGACGACTTAGTGGACTCTTCCACCCAAGCCTTGCTGCGGTTTCGCCAGGGCGGATTCATTAGCTTACATAGTGACGAGGAAATGGAGCCACTCAACATGGCCCGTAAAGCGGAGTATTACTGATGGCTAAATCAAAAAATAAGCAGAAGACGAAGCGTCCCTCCAAGGGCAAAGTGACTTACGCCCGTGGTAGCGGCGCAGCACGTCCCCAAATCTTCAGGAAAGATGGTTAATGGCGATTGAACGGCCTTTAACGCCGCTAACGCCAGAGATTCCTCTGGAAGATATCGAGATCGAGATTGAAACGGTCGAGACGGAAGGTCCGGCCATGATCACTGATACCGACGACGGTGGCGTGATTGTCGACTTTGATCCGAGCGCGGCTGAAGAAGAGGTTGATTTTTATGCCAACCTGGCCGATTCCATTGAA